TTATGGCTAATGGTTCTAATAATAGAATTGTTACTGCAACAGGTACAGACGCACAAAATGCAGAAGCTAATTTAAATTTTGATGGATCTACTTTGGCAGTTACTGGTGCTATAACAGCAACAGGAGATGTAACAGCATTTTCTACTTCTGATAAAAATTTAAAACAAAATATTACAAATATAAATAATTCTTTAGATAAAGTTTCTCAGCTAAATGGTGTTTATTATAATTGGACAAAAGAAGCTTTAGAAAAAAACAAACATTTAGTTGATGTAAAAGAAGTCGGTGTTATAGCGCAAGAGGTAGAAGCTGTTCTTCCTGAAATAGTTGCCACAAGAGAAGATGGAACTAAAGCAGTTAAATATGATAGACTTTGTGCTTTATTAATCGAGTCAGTAAAAGAACTTAAAAAAGAAATAGAAGAACTAAAATCAGGAGCCTAACTTATGGCCCTTGGAGTTACTGCATATTCAGAAGCACCTTTTAGTGCAGATACTTCAGATGTATTTGCATATCCATTAGGTATTGAATTAACAGCTCAGGAAAACTCAGGTATTATTAATATAGACGTAGATGTATCTGTAACAGGAACACCTTTAGTTTCTGTTGCTGGAACAACAAATGGTTCTTCATTAGTAGTAGCTAATCTAACCGGTCAAGATTTAACTGCAACAGAAGGAACACTTATACAATCATCAAATCAAGAAATTGACGTAATAGGTTTTGATTTAACTGCTAACATAAATAATCCTACACATGACACATTAACAGCTTTTGGTGAAGCACCTTTTGCAACATTAAGTCCTGCAACTTTTAATATTCCTATTGAAGTAGTAACCACATCAGGAGGTATTGCTGGAACATTCTCTCTACCTATGTCATTAGGTACTATTTCAGTTGCAGCGGATGCTAATCTTACTTTAACAGGACAAGCTTTATCTATTGATTTAAATTCAGTTACTGCCTTTAGTATTGTAGATGTTCCTGTCACTGGTCAAAATTTAACTTCGACATTAGGAACAGCTCAAGGTTTTACTGATGTTACAATAGAAGATGTAACTGGGATAGCGATGTCTGCTAATTTAAATAGTGTTGATGTTGCTGCTAATGCAGATGTGACTCTATCTGGGTTTAACTTAACGATGCAGGAAGATAGCGTTACCATAGGTGGAGACGCTAATGTTGGTTTAAGTGGACAAGCATTAACAGCTAATTTAAATAGTATTGTAGTAGATCTAAATCAACAAGTAGATGTGACTGGTTTTGACCTAACTATGCAGGAGGGAACTGCAACAGCGCCAGATTCATTAGCTATATTAACAGGAATTGAAATGACAATAGCGGAAGGAAGTGTTAAAAATATTATATGGAATCCAGTGGATACAGGAAATGCCCCAATTGACCCTCCAGGTTGGAAAGAAGTAGCTTGATTTACATGAAAAATATAAATATAATAAAATATTAAGGAATTTATAATATGGCCAATTCAACATCAGCAAATTTAAAATTAACTGTTCAAGCAACTGGAGAGAATTCAGGAACTTGGGGGCAGATTACTAATACTAACTTACTGATTCTTGAGCAAGCAATTGGTGGTTACGATGCTGTAGGATTAAATGCAACTACCGGTGTAACTTTAACTTTTTCAAATGGTGTTTTATCAAATGGTAAAAATCAAGTTTTAAAATTAACAGGTACTATTACTACAAATGTAAATGTTACTATTCCAGATTCTATTGAAAAAACTTATATTGTAGAAAATGCAACAATTGGTGCTTTTACGGTAACTTTTAAAACTACTTCGGGAACAGGTTTTACTTTTGGAACAACTGAAAAAACTCGTGTAATACTTTATTCTGACGGAACTAATATTGTTGAAGTAATAAATAATACTAATCAATTACAAGATTTATCTAATATTGCAGTGACAGATGGAAATATTATAGTGGGAGATGGTACTAATTTTATTGCTGAGTCTGGTTCAACAGCAAGAACTTCTTTGGGACTAGGTACAGCAGATAACGTAGAATTTGAAGATACTCAAGTTGATTCCCTTGGTGTAGGGACCACAGCTTCAGGAACAACTGGAGAAATAAGAGCTACTAATGATGTAACTGCTTTCTATTCTTCAGATATTGCACTTAAAGAAAATATTGTTAATATACCAGATCCGTTAGAAGCGATTAAAAAATTAAATGGAGTTTTATTTGATTGGAAAAAATCTTACATCGATAAAAGAGGTGGTGAAGATGGATATTTTGTTAGAAAAAAAGATGTAGGAGTTATAGCTCAAGAAGTAGAAAAAGTTTTACCTGAAGCTGTTGCTCAAAGACCAGACGGAATTAAAGCTGTAAAATATGATAGACTTACATGTTTACTAATTGAAGCAGTTAAAGTATTATCTGACAAAGTAGAAAACTTAAGTAAGGAGAAAAAATAATGACCGTTCCAAGTACAAATACTAAATTAACAGGTATTCAAACCGAATTTGGTGGATCAAATCCAATTTCATTATCAGAATATTATTCAGGTGGTCCTTTAGTTCCTGCAGGCACACCGGCACCTAACGGCCCTATTCCAAGTTCAGGTCAAATTACAATGGGAGATTTTAGAGGTGCTACATTGAATGTTTTTATTGATGCTTCAGGTGGAACAGAAACAACTTCAGGTGATTATAAAATTCATACTTTTACAGGACCCGGTACTTTTACAGTCAACTCACTTGCAACAGCACCTGCTAACAACTTTGCGGATTACATGGTAGTAGCTGGTGGTGGTGGAACAGGATTTGGCCAAACCGGTGACGGTGGTGGCGGAGCAGGTGGCGGAGGATTTCGAGAATCTGTTCCTAGTCCCGCAGCTTGGACTGGAAGTCCAAAAGCGAATCCTGGTAATGCTAGACCGGTATCAGCTACAGGTTATCCAATAACTGTTGGCGGTGGTGGTAGTGGAGCTCCAGGTGGTGGAGCCGGCAGTAACGGTTCTAATTCAGTTTTTTCAGATATAACATCCTCTGGTGGAGGAGGTGGAGGAGGAAGTAGACCACCTTCTGCAGGTCGTGCCGGTGGATCCGGTGGAGGAAGCGGAGGTCACTATGGACCAGGAGCAGGTGGAGGAGGAAACTCTCCTCCTGTATCACCTCCCCAAGGTAATAGTGGTGGAAATCATCCAGGAGATGCTGGAGGCGGTGGCGGTGGAGCTACTGCAGGCGGAAGTAGTAGTACTGGAGGTGCAGGTGCAACAACAAGTATACCGGGATCTTCGGTTACAAAATCAGCAGGGGGTGGAGGTAATACTCCAGCAGGAGCAGGAGCAACAAACTCTGGTAATGGCGGAAAAACAGGTTTCTCAGGAAGAGCAAACGGTGGTTCAGGTATTGTAGTAATAAGGTATAAGTATCAATAAGGAATAATATTATGGCACATTTTGCAAAAATAAGTCAGGAAAATGAAGTTCTACAAGTGTTGACACTGGATAACGAAAATATGTTAAATGCAGAAAATATTGAAACAGAATCAATAGGTCAACAATATTTAGAACAACATAATAATTGGCCAGCTAATTTATGGATACAGACCTCTTTTAATACTATTGGAAATCAACATATTTTAAACGAAACTCCTTTTAGAGGAAATTATGCAGCTACAGGTTTTATTTGGGATGAAACAAATCAAATGTTTTTTTCTCCACAACCTTATGCTAGTTGGACTAAAAATCTTTCTACTGCAACTTGGGAACCTCCTATAGCAAAACCTTCTTTAACTTCTGAACAACAGAATCAAAACAACCAAAAAACTAATAAGTGGTGGTATGATTGGAATGAAACTACTCAAGCTTGGGATTTGACAGACGCTTTAATGTAATATATATAAAGTCTTATGCAGAAGAAAGTATTGACAGAACAAGCTTTATATTTTGGCAACATTAATATGCCAAAAAATTTTGAAATTAATAACGATCAACTAAGAGCCGATATTTTAGAATCACATATTAAAGGCAATAATTATAAGTTTTCAAAAAATTGGGATAAATTAAATACTTATGTAAAAGACCATGTTAATGTAAAATATAATGTTGATTTAATTAATAAATTAACATGGGGAAATTTATATAAACCGTTTGAAAATACGGGACCTCTATTAGAAGTAGATCCTGTAGATCTTAGAAACTCACCTGACTTTACCTTATTATACGGTGTACAAGTAAAAAATTGTTTTGTTAAAATTTTCTATGATGATAATAGACGTAAAGGAAGAAGTTGGGATATAGAACTTAAAGAAGGTATGTTTATTATGTTTCCTTCAAATAATATGTACACCATTTCTAATAAACAGAAAGATGATTCATTGAATTTTATTCAAACAATAACCTATGAATACATCTAATTATTACTGGTGGTTTAAATCAGCTATACCCCCTAAAATTTGTGACGATATTGTTAAATACGCACTTCAAAAAAAAGAAACTATTGCATTAACAGGTGATTTTGATTCTAATAAAAAATTAACTAAAAAAGATGTAAAAAATTTACAGAAAAAAAGAAAATCAGATCTTGTATGGTTGGATGAAAAGTGGATTTACAAAGAAGTACAGCCTTATGTACATGCTGCAAACAGAATGGCTGGTTGGAACTTTGAATGGGATAGATCAGAATCTTGTCAGTTTACAAAATATAAACATAACCAATATTATGATTGGCATTGTGATAGTTGGGATAAACCTTATAATAAACCTAATACACCGGAACATGGTAAGATTAGAAAATTATCTATGACATGTCAGTTAACAGATGGTTCAGAATATGAAGGTGGTGAACTAGAATTTGATTTTAGAAATAAAGAAAAAACACAAATTATACAGGCAAAACAAATACTTTCCAAAGGATCTATTATTGTTTTTCCTTCTTTTGTATGGCATAGAGTTAAACCTGTTACAAAAGGAATAAGATATTCATTAGTTATGTGGAACCTTGGGTATCCTTTTAAATGAAAATTTTAATAGTTGGTGGAGGTAGTGCAGGATGGATGACCGCTGCTACATTGCAATCACAGTTACCTGAACATCAAATATGTCTTATTGAATCAAAAAACATTGCTACAGTAGGTGTAGGTGAAAGCACTCTTGGTCAAATAAGAAGTTGGATGAGGCTTCTTAAAATTAACGATGAAGATTTTATAAAACATGTAGATGGCTCTTTTAAATTAAGTATTAAGTTTACAGATTTCTATAAAAAAGGAGAGGCTTTTCACTATCCGTTTGGTTTTCCTGATGTAAAAGATACTCATAATGATACAAACGATTGGTGGTTTAAAAAAATATTTAATCCAAAAACACCAAATTCTGATTATGCTGAATCTATATTTCCATTACAAATGGCATTTGTAAATAATAAAAAATTTAATAAAAATATCAATGCTTATGCTTATCATTTTGATGCTACTAAATTTGGTTTATGGCTTAAAAACAATTATTGTAAAAAAGTTAAACATATTGTTGAAGATATAAATTCAATCGAACAAGATGAAAATGGAATAAAATCTTTAAATAATAAGTATACAGCTGATCTTTATATAGATTGTACAGGGTTTAAATCTTTATTATTAGGTAAAACTTTAAAAGAACCTTTTGAATCATATTCTGATTTACTTCCAAATGATTCAGCATGGGCAACTAAAATTCCTTTTAAAAATAAAAAAAAAGAATTAGTTTCTTATACAAATTGTACCGCAATAGAAAATGGTTGGGTTTGGAATATTCCTTTATGGTCTAGAATAGGAACAGGTTATGTTTATTCAAGTAAGTTTGTAGATGATGATTCTGCATTAAAAGAATTTAAAAAACATATAGGACGAGAAGATTTAGAATTTAAAAATATAAAAATGAAGGTTGGTATTCACAACAGACTTTGGGTAAAGAATGTAGTAGCGATTGGTTTATCCGCAGGTTTTATAGAACCTTTAGAAAGCAATGGTCTTTTTTCAGTGCATGAATTTTTAATAAAACTATTAAGAAATATAAAAAGAGAAAAAATATCTCAATGGGACAAAGATAATTTTAACTTTCAATGCAAACATTTGTTTAAAGAGTTTGCTGAATTTGTAGCACTACATTATGCTCTGTCTCATAGAGATGATACCCCATATTGGAAAAGTCTGTTAAATAAATCTTGGGAAAATTCATTAATAAATTTATCACCAAAAGGTATAGATGGATTTAGAAGTTTTGTAACTCAAAGAACATTTGATTATAAATTTTCAAATACTGGTGGGATGCATTGCATAGCTGCAGGAATGAACTGGTCTCCTACAGATAAAACAAGTTTAATTACACAAAACATTTCAGACATTAAAGAGATTGAAAAAAATTTTCAAAAGTGTATAAATAATTTAGATGAAAGAAAAAAGAGGTATGAAAAATTAGTTAAAACAGAAAAAGATTTGTTTGCTATATTAAAAAATATTCATGAATAAAATTTTATTTAAAAAATATAAAAATATTATATCTAAAAATAATTTAAAAACTTTTAATAAAGTTATTGAAGACAGAAATTTTCCTTTATTTTTAACGATTAAATCTTCAACAGGTAAAAAATGTAACCCTACTTTTGAACATTGTGTTGTAAGAGTAAAAGAGTTCAGAGAAAGTCTAGATGAAATCAACTCTAGTTTTTATCCTTTGTTCAAAAGTATATTTGAAACTTTTTGTAAAAAAAATAAAATAAAGCATTCTGAAATATATAGATGTAGTGTAAATTTAACTTTTAATATAAATGAAGGAAAAAAGAAATCTCATACTCATAAAGATCATCCTTATCCACATAAATTATTAATGATATATTTAAATGAATGTGACCCTAAATCTAAAACAGTATATATAAGTCCCAATAAAAAAATTTATAAAATAGATCCAAAAATAAATACTGGAGTTTTATGTAATGGTTATGATCATTATTATTATTACCCAACTTATGGCTACAGATTAGTTTTAATATATACATTTATATGAGTTTTAAAAAAAATAAATATACAATTATTAAAAAAGCTATTGACAAAGATTTAGCTACATTTCTTTTTAATTATTTTTTAATGCAAAAACAAGTTTATGATACTTGTGTAGTACAAAGATATATTTCACCTTTTGAAAACATTATAGGTCAATATGAAAAACAAGATGAACAGATACCAAACACATATAGTCAGTATTCTAATATAGCTATGGAAACTTTAATGTTAAAGTGCCAACCAAAAATGGAAGAAGTAACAGGTCTTAAATTATATCCATCTTATACTTATGCAAGAATTTATAAAAAAGGGGACGAATTAAAAAGACACAAAGATAGATTTAGTTGTGAGATATCAACTACTATGAATCTTGGCGGCGATAATTGGCCAATATATTTAGAGCCATCGGGAGAAGTAGGTAAAAAAGGAATTAAGGTAGATTTAAAACCAGGAGACATGTTAGTTTATTCCGGGTGTGAATTAGAACATTGGAGAAATAAATTTAAAGGAGAAGAATGTGTACAAGTATTTCTTCATTATAATAATCGTAAAACACCAGGCGCTAAAGAAAATATGTTTGACAAGCGTCCACATTTAGGTCTTCCAGATTATTTTAAAAAATAATGCGTCATGAGAAAATTTATAGAGCTTTTATCTGAGCCTATCTTAGCTACTTCAGAACAGAAAAAAAAAGAAATTTGGGATGTAGAAGGTAGACTTAAAAATAGAAATCAACCCTTTAAATTTGACATAAGACCTTTAAAACACGTTAATAATAAAGCTGAAAAAATAGGTTATTTTAAATCCAAATCTGATAAGATGGTTTTTGAAACAATTAATCAATGGGTTATATTTGATACTGAAGAGCTGAATGAATATATTAAATCTACAGATAAAAGAGATTTTAATATAGATGAATTGCTAGATAATTTGTCTTGGAATTTGGTACTCGATAAAGTAGAATGAAATTATGCTACAGAAACTTAACTTTAAACCTGGATTTAACAAACAAGCCACTGAATCAGGGGCTGAATCTGAATGGGTCGATGGAGATTTTGTAAGATTTAGATACGGACTTCCTGAAAAAATAGGGGGTTGGTCACAACTTACAAATTCTAATAATACTTTACCTGGAGTAGCACGTGCTCAACATGCTTGGACAAGCATTGCAGGGGAAAAATATGTAGCAATTGGTACGTCTCAAGGTTTATTTTTATATTATGAAGGTGAATTTTTTGATATTTCTCCTTTAGATGATGATGTTATCACAGGAGCTACTTTTGATGCAACATCTGGATCTCCAACGGTTACTGTCAATAAAACAGCACATGGTTTACTAGACGGAAGGTATATAACATTTTCATCAGTAACGGTTCCAACAAGTTCAGGTTACGCAACATCTGATTTTACAGGGAATACATTTGAAGTTTTAAATAAAACAAATAATACATTTGAAATTACTATGCCTTCTAATTCCGCAGCTTCAAGTTCAGGTACAGGGTCGGCTCAAATTGATCCTTATGAAATTGTTGGTCCAACGTTTCAAACTGCAGGTTTAGGATGGGGTACTTCTACTTGGGGTTCAAGCACATGGGGAACTGCAAGTGCTACTAGTAATGTAATTTTAGATCCAGGTTTATGGTCTTTAGATAATTTTGGTCAAATATTAATTGCAACTATTAATAATGGTAAAACTTTTACCTGGAATGCAGGAGCCGTTTCACCTAGAGCAAATAGAGCAGTAGTTATGTCAGGTGCCCCTACTAAAACAAGATTAACTCAAGTATCCGATAGGGATAGACATGTATTTCATTTTGGAACAGAAACTACTATCGGTGATTCAACAACATTTGATCCAATGTTTATTAGATTTTCTAATCAGGAAGATTTTAATACTTATCAACCTACAGCAACTAACACAGCTGGAACTTTTAGATTAGATAAAGGTAATGAAATTATAGGAGCAGTATCTGGTAAAGATTATACTTTAGTTTTAACAGATAGTTCTGCTTATGTTATTCAATA